TCTACCCGTCAAGGCCGAAGGCTTTGAATACACCAACACAGGCACCCTGCCGCGCCCCACGCTGACCATCAGCAACCTAGATGGCACCATGACCACGCTGCTGTTGCTGGTCAACGCCACCACACCCGGTAACGACCTCGGTGGCGCCACGGTCAAGAGGATCCGCACCCTGAAAAAATACCTTGACGGCGAAACCGCCGCAGACCCACATGCCAAGTTCCCCGATGAGATTTGGTACGTGGACCGCAAGTCAAGCGAAAACCGCGATTCGGTGAGCTTCGAACTAGCCAGCAAATTCGACCTCGCTGGCGTGATGATTCCCAAGCGCCAAATTATTGCCAACATCTGCCAGTGGAAATACCGCAGCACCGAGTGCGGCTACACCGGCAGCAATTATTACGACACCAATGACAATGCTGTTGGAACATTGGCAGAAGATAAATGCGGTAAGCGGATTGGCTCGTGCAAATTGCGGTTTGGCGAAAACTCTGAGTTGCCCTTCGGCTCATTCCCAAGTGCGGGTTTAATTCAATGAATCTCACCGACGCCATTAAGGAAGCTGCACTGGAACACGCCAAGGCGGAATTTCCAAGGGAATCCTGCGGACTGGTTGCTGTGGTCAAAGGCCGCAAGCGGTATTTCCCGTGCCGCAACATGGCCGAAACCCCAGACGAACATTTCGTGCTGGATCCGGCTGATTACGTTGCCGCCGAAGACCAAGGCGAAATTGTGGCGGTGGTGCATAGCCACCCCAAGACAAACCCAGCGCCGTCTCAAGCCGACCGCGTTGCCTGCGAAAAATCCGGCCTGCCGTGGCACATCGTCAACCCGCAAACCGAACAGTGGGGTTATTGCGAGCCAGAAGGCTTCGAACTTCCCTACGTGGGACGTGAGTTTGTTTTTGGAATTGTGGACTGCTACACGCTGTGCCGCGACTGGTACAACCGCGAGTTTGGGCTGCATCTCAGCCACTACGACCGCCGTGACCAGTTCTGGCTGCGGGGTGAGAATTTATACCTAGATAACTTTGCCAACGAAGGCTTCTACCCCATCCCGCTGGAGGAGCTGCAGTACGGCGACGCAATCCTGATGCAGCTTGCATCATCGCTACCCAACCACGCTGCCGTCTACCTTGGCGACCAACTGATCCTGCACCACATCCAAGGCCGCCTCAGTAGCCGCGACATCTATGGCGGCTATTATCTAAAAAGCACCGCCCGAGTCCTGCGGCATGAAAGTCGTTAAGGTCTACGGCGCACTCCGCAAAAAGCTGGGTCAGTGCCGCTTCCAATTTGAAGCCGACACGCCAGCGCAGGCGCTCAAGGCACTTTGCGTCAATTTTCCCGGTCTTGAAAAGTGGCTGATTGATAGCGAACAGGACGGTGTTGGCTATCGTGTAACAATCGGAAAAGAAAAGGTCACCGAACAAAACGCCGTGTTGATTGCGGCTCCATTTAGTGAGCGGGAAGTTTTTAGTATTACGCCTGTAATTGCTGGTGCTGGCGATGGCGCGGGACAGATTTTGGCGGGTGTTGGCCTGATCGCCTTGGCCATTGTTACCGGAGGCATTGCATCTGCTGGTGTGGCCTTGGGAGGTTTTATGGGAATCGGAACAATCGGAACGGCTGTTGTTGGTATAGGCGCCAGCCTTGTCCTTGGCGGCATTGCACAAGCTCTTTCGCCTGCACCGGTTAATTCGACTTCAACTTTTGAGCGCGGACGTGAGGCGGCAAAGCTGGAATCATTTAGCTTTAGCGGCATTGTGAACACGTCCAAACAGGGATTGCCCGTACCGATTGCCTACGGTCGATTGTTTGTGGGTTCCGCTGTAATTTCTAGCGGCCTTGATGTGGAGTTCAGCGGCAATGCTGGTAAATCCACTGGCGAAGTATTTGCGAGCAAGGGTTGATGACAAAAAGAACAGCTCTACTCCAAGGTTCTGGTGGCGGCGGCGGTGGAGGCTGCTTCCTTGGCCATACGCTCGTCGCGGTTCCAAACGGCCAACGCCGAATTGATGAACTGCAATCGGGCGATCTGGTTCTGAGCTTTGACCATACCGGCGAAGTCCACGAAGCCAAAATCCTCAAAGTCCACGAACACGAAGGCGAGCGCGTTATCCGCTACACGCTCTGGGGCGGACAGCATCTTGATGCCACCCCTAACCACTGGGTTCTAAACCAGTTCAACGCCTTCGTCGAAATTGACACGTTTGGCGCTGATGATTGCCTTGTTGACGCCAACGGCCACCTCCGTCCCGTCGTCGGCAAGACCGAATTCTGCACTGGCACGGTCTACAACCTGACCGTCGAAGGCCACCACACCTTCATCGCCGGCGGAATCCGCGTCCACAATGCCGGTCTTGGCCTTGGTATTGCTGGTGCTGGTGGCGGTGGTGGCGGTGGCGGCAAGGGCGGTGGTGGCGGCAGAAGGACGCCTTATGAGGCAGATGATTCGCTGCAGTCCACCCAATATGCAAGTGTTCTAGATCTTATTTGCGAAGGTGAAATCCAAGGTCTAGATAACGGCGCCAAAAGTATCTATTTAGATGATACCCCGATTGAAGATGCGGCAGGAAATAAAAACTTTCGCGGCTATCAAGTTGTTACCAGAAATGGCACGCAAAATCAAACTATTATCGGTGCTGATCTAAATGCAACAGAATCTGAAAATGGCGTCAGCGTCCAGCTTTTTGCATCCACACCTGTAACTCGTCAAATCACGAATACAGCAGTAGATCGAGTCCGCGTGACGGTTAACGTTCCAGCACTGCAAATTTTGCAAGACGATGGCGACATTGTTGGCCACAGCGTATCGCTAAAAATTGAAACCCAATACAATTCCGGCGGTTACACAGAAGTCATTAGCGACACAATTAGCGGTAAAACAGGCAATTTATATCAGCGCGATTACATGCTGGCGCTGAATGGCGCATTTCCAGTTGACATCCGAGTTACAAGAACAAGTGGCGATGAAAGCTCCGCTAAGCGCCAAAATGACATCTACTGGTCTAGCTACACAGAAATTATTGACGAAAAGTTGCGTTATCCAAACAGCGCCCTTGTTGGCCTGCGGTTTGATTCGCGCAACTTCAATAATATCCCCAAGCGTAAATATCTAATCCGTGGAGCAAAAATACAGTTGCCCAGCAACGCAACCGTTGATACCACTACACACCTAGGGCGCGTAACCTACGCCGGCGTCTGGGACGGCACTTTTGGCGCTGCGACTTGGTGCAACGACCCCGCCTGGTGCCTGTGGGATTTATTGATCAGCACTCGTTACGGCGCCGGAATACCAGCCAGTAACTTAGATCGTTATGACTTTTATGCGATTAGTCAGTATTGCAACGAGTTGGTCGAAAACGGCAAAGGTGGCTTGGAGCCTCGCTTCTCATGCAACCTGCTGATTAACAGCCGCGACGAGGTTTACAACGTCATCCAAGAAATGACCAGCCTGTTCCGTGGCATCGCCTATTACGGCGCCGGTTCGCTGGTACTGCAGCAGGACAAGCCAACTGATTCGCAATATCTGCTGGGACCAAGCAACGTTGTTGATGGCGTTTTTAATTACAGCGGATCATCTCAAAAGGCTAGACACAGCGTCGCCACTGTTGCCTGGCAGTCCTACGACACCTTGGGCGAAGTTGAATACGAATACGTTGAAGATGCGGAAGCTGTAGCCAAATACGGCATCATTAATAAAGACATCAAGGCGCTGGGTTGTTACAGCCAAGGCCAAGCACATCGGGCTGGTAAATGGGCGCTACTGAGCGAACAGAATCTGACCGAAACTATCACCTTTTCGGTCTCAATCGACAGCGGCATCATCCTGCGCCCCGGCATGGTGATCGACATTGCCGATCCGCTTAAAGCCGGATCACGCCGCAGCGGTCGCGTTAGTTCTGCCACCACAACCGCCATCACTGTTGACAGCAGCACCAATCTCACCGTCAACCTGTCGAACAGCCCGACAATTTCGGTGTTGATGCCAACCGGCTTGGTGGAAACCAAAACCATCAGCAGCATTTCTGGCACAACCATCAACGTCAGCAGCGCGTTCAGCGAAGCACCCAACGCTAACGCTATCTGGCTAATCCAAACCAGCGACATCGAAGCCCAGCAATACCGCGTGTTGAATGTCGCAGAATCCGAAGATGGTATTTACGGCGTAACTGCGCTGCAGTACAACAGCACGATTTACGACGCGATTGAAAGCAATAACAAATTACTGCGCCGAGACATTAGTAACCTGTCTGCCAAGCCCGATACAGTTGGCAACATTTCTGGATCGGAATACATTTATCAAGATGGGCAAAATGTATTTTCCGGTTTTGATTTAAGTTGGATCAGCCCTAGACAACGTGTTAGCGAATTTCGGGTTGACTATCGAATTGATAATGATAACTGGAAGCAGGTTGTCAGCACCTCTCCTTCGGTGCAAATTAAACAAACACGCCCCGGCATTTTATATATTCAAATAACGGCGGCAAACTACCTCAATAAAATTAGCGACATTGCATCAGCCCAATTCACGCTTGTTGGTAAAACTGCTGTTCCCGGCAATGTTCAAAATCTGACGTTTGAAGCCATCAACAACAACTCCGGTCGCCTGCGCTGGGACGAAACCGTTGATCTTGACGTAAAAGTTGGCGGCAAAATTCATATTCGCCACAGCAGCTTGACCGACGGCACGGCTACTTGGAGCAACAGCGTTGACCTAATCCCCGCCAAATCCGGCAGCTCAACAGAGGCAATCATTCCGCTTGTAGAAGGCGAAGTGCTGGTGAAATTTGAAGATGACGGTGGGCGGCAATCAGCCAGCGAAACCAGCGTCATTATCGACCTGCCCGACACTATCGCGCCGCTAACAATTCAAACCCGCCGCGAAGATCAGGACGTTCCGTCTTTCCAAGGCACAAAGTCAGACACCTTCTACAGCGAAGAGTTCGACGCGCTCACGCTGGATGGCACGACCTTAATTGATTCGGTTGTTGATTTTGACCTGATCCCAACGCTGGATGTACTTGGACCCGTGGCTAGCTCTGGCACTTACACATTCGCCAGCACATTGGATCTGGGCAACACCTTTTCTGTGGATCTTCGCCGGTATTTCGTCACCCGTGGTTATTACCCATCCGACCTGATCGACTCCCGCGCCAACACCGTGGATGATTGGTCCGACTGGGACGGCGCCATTACAGACAAGGTGAACGCCAAGCTGATGTTGCGCTCCACCAATGATAATCCCAGCGCCACACCAACTTGGACCGCATGGCAGGAATTCGTCAACGGCGCCTTCCGTGGTCGCGGCTTCCAATTCCGCGCCGATCTCAGCAGCAGCGCCAGCGACCAAAACAGCTTGGTGGACGAACTGGGCTACGACGCCACCTTCCAGCGCCGCACGGAAAACAGCGATGGAGCGGTCAGCAGCGGAGCCGGCGCCAAGGCGATCACGTTTACCAACGCCTTCTGGACTGGAACAACAAGCCTCGGTGGGGTTAACGCCTACCTTCCCAGCATCGGCATCACCGCTCAAAACATGGCAACCGGCGATTTCTTTGAAGTCACCAGCGTCAGCGGCACTGGCTTCACGGTCACCTTCAAAAACTCGGCTGGAACTGCAGTTAGTCGTAATTTCAACTGGAGTGCGGTTGGCTATGGCCGAGGCGGCTAAAGTTGGACAAATACTGTCCTTATAAGGACTCGGCATGGCTCAACACGATTATGTGATTGCTAACGGCACCGGCGCCGCCGTCCGTTCCGATCTCAACAACGGCCTTTCCGCAATCGTCACCCAGAACAGCGGAGCGACCGAGCCGGCAACCACTTACGCCTTCATGCGCTGGGCGGATACGACCGCTGGCGTGATGAAAATGCGGAACAGCGCCAACAACGCTTGGATCACGCTGTACCAGTTGGATGGCGAGTGGACCAACATTGCCTTTGAAAACGGCACCGCTGCTGCCCCGTCGATCTACTTCAAGGACAGTGGCACCGACACAGGCTTCTATTCGCCCGGCGCCAACCAAGTCGGAATTTCAACGGGCGGCACGGCTCGCCTGACCATCGACTCCAACGGCAACGTCGATATTGACAGCAACACGCTCTACGTTGATGCCACCAATAACAGGGTAGGTCTGGGGGTTAGTGACCCTGGGCAAAAGTTAGTTATTGGTGGCGGCACAAATGGACGTACCCGAATCAAAGTTGATTCAGGTTCTGGTAACTTTGGCAAGTTCGAGTTTTCGACTGATTCAGCTTTAACTACAAGTGCCGTTCAGGTAGCGGAGATTACGGCCAACATTACCGGGACAGGTCCGCTTACTTCAAGCCTGCAGTTTGCGACCAATAGCGGCAACTCGCTTAATACCGCAATGACGATAGATTCGTCACAGCGAGTAGGGATTGGCACTACTAGTCCTGCAAGACAGCTTGATGTTAATAGTACTGCGATTTTTGACAGCAATGGCAACGGGTCCACTACTAGCCCGTCTATTGCGATTGGTTCTACAGGTACAGGTCTTTCTTACATTGGGAGTCAACAACTTGCTTTCCTTACAAACTCTGCCGAACGCGCCCGCATCGACAGCTCGGGACGCCTGTTAGTTGGCACGTCTACTGGTCGTAATGGTGGATATGCGGATCCCGCTCAAGTACAAATTGAAGGGTTGAGTTACAATAGTGCCGCTCAAAGTATCATTATTGATTCCAATGATGGAAATGGTCCAAGTCTAAATTTTGGCAAATCTCGTGGTACAAGTTTAAACTCCAATACCGTTGTTCAAAGCGGCGACAGGCTTGGTGTAATTGACTTTGCCGGAGCAGACGGAACTTCTCTAAAAAGAGGGGCAGTAATTGAAGCCTATGTAGACGGCACCCCCGGCGCCAGCGACATGCCTGGCCGCCTAGTGTTCTCCACTACCGCCGATGGAGCGAGCAGCCCGACGGAACGGATGAGGATAAATAACGGTGGTGGCGTGATGATAGGAACAACAAACGCCCAGACAGGAATCGGTGATCTAACGACAGTTACAGGTGTAGCTTTTAGCCCTGACGGCTGGGTTGGAGGATGCAGATCAAGCGAAGCCGCTGGCTATTTCACGCGAACAGGTACGGATGGCAGGGTAATCAACTTTTACAAAGGAAGCACAGGTGTTGGCGGCATTTCTGTCACAACAACCGCAACCGCTTTTAATACTTCATCGGATTATCGCTTAAAAGAAAACATTATCAGCATCTCAAATGCAATCGAAAGAGTTAAACAGCTAAATCCCTGCCGTTTTAATTTTATTGCTAACCCCGAGCAAACTGTCGATGGCTTTATTGCTCACGAAGCACAGCAGGTCGTGCCTGAGGCAGTTGAAGGCACCAAAGATGAAGTCGATGAAAACGGCAAACCTATTTACCAAGGCATCGACCAGTCCAAACTGGTGCCGTTGCTGACCGCTGCGCTGCAGGAAGCGTTGGCTGAGATTGAGTCCCTGAAGGCTCGTGTTACCGCGCTAGAGCCATAAGTCCTACTCGTTACTGTGCCTGACGAAATCACACCGGAGGAAAACGAGCGGCGCTTCAGAGAATGTCTTCGCCTGATCAACAACGTCACCTACGAGCGACTGGTGGAGTTGATGGGCGAGGAGTTCCTTGAAGAGTATCGCCGTGTTGCTCGGCATTAAAAAGGGGCAGGATGTCACCCCTGCCCCTGTGCAACGGAATATCACAACCGTTGCGGTGCCTTGTCAGCCGAAGCACTGTAGCACATGGTATGGTGGTGGAGCGGCGCAGTGCTACCTGCCCGCCCCATGACCGCCGATTGGAGGATCGACGATGACCCAAGATTACAAGCACCCGATCACCTCACCGCTGGAATTAAGCGACGAGCAAGTGGGCGAATGGCTGATCGACGACGGCTACCCGTGGGACCCCTCGGAGCAAGCTGTCATCACCATTACCACCAACCGACTCAAGAATGTTGCCCGCCAAGCATTCCAAGCTGGTGCCGACCAAGAGCTGGAGGCGTGCCTCAGGCTGGTTGAAATCAATGCTGGTGAGGACGCTTATGACTTTGCTCGCTACATCCGCTCCGCCCGCCGCCCCAAGCCGCCAAGCTTGAAGGAGCAGGCGCTGGAAGCGCATAATCGGATGATGGCCGGAGAAGAAACGCAAGATGATTGGTCGATTGTCCGCCGCGCACTGGAGCAACTCGATGACTGACTTCCGAGCGCTGTGCGCTGAGCTGCTGGCCGCACTGGAGAACGAAGGCTACGCCCACTGGTCTACCGCTCCAGACGAAGATGAGCTATGCCTACGCGCCCGCGCCGCCTTGGCCCAGCCCGAGCCGAAAGAGCCGACGGACGAGGAACTGCAAAAACTAGCTGGCATGTTCTTTACTTCCACTGAGTTCGGCTTTGTGGACTTTGCTCGCGCTGTCCTAGTCATTCCCGCTACTATGTCTGAACTTTCACCCCAAGCGCAAGCTGTCTGGGACGCCTACGGCACTTTGGCCGATCTTTATAACTGCGAAGTCACAGAGGCTGAAATGCTTGCCGCCGCTCTTCGTACTGTGGCAGAACAATTTTATTTTGATTGGAACGGTATGTGCTGCGCTGAACACCTCAAAGAAATTGCCAGAGAACTCGACGCCAGTGAGCCTGTAACCGAAGCCCAGTAGTCACCTTCCCTACCCATGACGCGCTCCTTCTCGGAACTCACCAAAGATTTTGCCCCAGAGCGCCGGGAGCGCATTGAACAGCGCAAGGCGGAGATCCAAGAAGATCTTGTTGAATGTCCAGAGTGTTTCGCCTTGATTTACCCGAGCTGGCTTGAGATGGACGAGGACGAGTAGTCATCCTCTGATCGAGGTCTGGCTCTGGTATAAGATTGTGAGGTAGCGCAGCGCCAACTGCCTACCCCATGACCGCTCCACTGCTCTGGAACGATGACCACATCCTATTCGGTGTCCCAGCTTTGGGATGCCTTTGTCGCTGAGCGATCCATCTCGCTTTGCCCCACCAGCCTCACCTCCGACTACAGGCAGGTGACCAAGTGGTTAAAGCGATGCCCGATCCAAGATCTGCAACAAGCACGCCAGGTGATGATCTGGGTGCTGGGGCAGAAACCTGTGCTGTCTTCACGTCGCGTCGCGATGTACACGAAAACGATGTATAAGTGGGCAGCGCAGGAAGACGTTGGTTACCTGAACCGCAATCCGCTTGCGAGCTTCAAGATGCCAAAGGCGCCTCAACGCGATGAAGAAATCATCGTGATTCCGCGCAATGAAATCGGCTTGGTGCTGGCCGCTTTGGAGGCAAAACTGACCTATCGCACGGTCAACTGGTCGGCCTACACCGAGTTCATGCTTCAGACCGCGATGCGCACCGGCGAGGTTCGTGCTGCTCGCTGGGATGATATCAAGGACGGGAAGATCCTTGTTCATCAGAACTGGACTTTGACCCATGGATTGAAGGACAGCACCAAGACGAACAAAAAACGGTGGGTGCCGTTGAACGGCAAGTGCCAAGCGATCCTTGGGTCTCTACCGAAGGATTCCGAATTTATCTTCCCGTGGGATCGACTTGCGTTTCAGAGTTACTTCCGCAAGAAGCTTCAGCCGCTACATCAGGTTGGACTGATCTCTCACCTTTACCGACCTTACGACTGCAGGCACACCGCAATCAGCCATTGGATTGAGGCTGGCATCCCAGTACCTCAGGTGGCGGCTTGGGCAGGCAACACCAGCGAGGTGATCTTCAAACATTATTGCAATACCACAAAGGAGTACGAAATGCCGGAGATTTGATAGATTGACGCCACGGCACAGAAATCCATGCCCAGCGCTACCCCTAGCACCACCTTCACCTGGCGGATCGCCAACCTCGAAAGAGAGACCGCCGATGGATTCGTTCTGACGGCACACTGGACGCTCTCGGCTGAAGATGGCACCTACGCCAGCTCGGCCTATGGGTCCGTCGGCTTTGAGCGCCCCGACAAACTCATTCCGTACAACCAGTTAACGGAAGAACAGGTGGTGCAATGGGTGAAGGACAACTTCGGCGCTGAGAAGGTGACCGAGATCGAAGGCGCCCTGCAGCATCAACTTGATGAACAGCGGCATCCGACGCAGGCTGCAGGTGTGCCGTGGCAGTAAAAAGCAAGGTTGGCGTCAAAGCCATTCAATTTGTTCCACGCCCACCTAAGAAAACACGGCAGGGAAATGGAAAACATTCCTTGCCTAACCACGGTCGCAAATTGACCCGTGGGCAGGGACGGTAAGATCTAAAAGTAGTTGCAGACGTGCGATGTCTGAGAATGGTTTTTGGCGTGGAGTCAAGCAAGAAACCGTTGCGGGCATTGGCGTTGCAGCAACTGTGGCTTTAGCCTCGGGCATCTTTTACTTGGTGTACACGGTGCCGACCAAACTTGATGATGTACTTCAAAATCAAATCAAATTTGAAGAAAAGATTGGAAAGATGGATGATCGTATCCTTGATCACGAGCAACGGTTGATCAAGTTGGAGATCAAGCCATAAGCTGGTAGCAGACGCTATTTCGTCATGGATCCCACGACTGCTGCTGCCATTGCGATTGTGATCGCTGCCGGCTCTGAAATCATTGCCCTGCTGCCCATTAAAGAAAACTCTTGGGTACAACTCATTGTGAAGGCTCTGAAGATTATTTTCCCAAAGCGCTGAACGCTGACGTTGTGTGGTTGTGGCGTTACGACAAGCGTGACTGGCGGCATCACCTACTGCGTGCTGCACAACAAGCCAAGTTTCATGCAACTCTGACGCCACGACTAGATCGTGAAATTGAAAAGGTCAATCAGGTGATTGATCTTGAAATGGAGCGAAACAAACGTCAGCCTGTGATTAAACACGAAGAGCCTACGCCTGAGCAAACTGGAGACAGCCGCCTTCTGGGTGGTCCAATGTCCATCTCATCTCCTTGGAACGATGACGACCCAGAACCGCCTGCGGCTAGTTGATTTGTTCAAGTATTACAAGGAGCTGCCGCATCAAACGGCGGCCATATTTGAACTGGAATCTGCGTTATTAAAGGTATCGCCTGGTATCTTGAATCGCGATCAGCAATGGTTCAAGACGTGGAGTCAGGCTGGTAAACAAGACAGGTTTGATAACAATTGGGATGGTGTTTGCGCTGCTGCCAAGAAGGCTGGCGCGAAGTTCCCTGAACTTGTTGCTGCGCAGTGGGCGTTGGAATCTGGCTATGGCAAGCACGTATCAGGTGAAAACAATTTTTTTGGCCTGAAGGGTACTGGTACAACGCGAAACACAAAGGAGTACGTCAACGGACGTTGGATCACAATTCAGGATACGTTCCTTGATTTTCCTGATCTTGAAACTTGCGTGTTCTACTTGGTAGAGCGGTGGTACAAGGACTATCACGTCTACAAGGGTTGCAACAATGCGGCTGATCGTGAAGACGCTGCACGTTGGCTGGTAAATGACGGCTATGCCACTGATCCCACCTACGCCGACAAATTGATCAAACTAATGAACCAGCATGTGCAGGGCAAGCCCGCGAACGACAAGTTCACGCCTGACAAGCCGTTCAACTTCAAGGTGACACCAAATATCACCTACGGCGAACTGGCATTGTTTGACGAGAAGCGCCGGTTTCAGGTGCAAGCACAGTGCGACACGGCTCTGGAGATGTGCAAGTACTTGGAGAAGGTGCGCAGCCATTTTGGCGGCAAGTCGATCATTATTACTTCTGGCTATCGCCCACCAGCCATTAACAAGCAAGTGGGCGGTGCCAGCAACAGCGAGCATCTGTACAACATGACAGGCGTTGGCGCGATTGACTTTTACGTCAAGGACGTGGACATCTACGAGGTGCAAGAGTACTGTGATCAGACCTGGCCGTACTCCTTGGGATACGGTGCAACCAAGGGGTTTGTGCATCTAGGCATGCGGCTGGGTCGTCCACGTATTCGTTGGGATTACTGAGTGTCTGTTCTTTGCGACTGGCAGATCCGCTCTCTGTGTGAAGGCGGCGGCATGATCGTGCCGTTCGATCTGGAGCTACTTAACCCCGCATCAATTGACGTGCTGCTGGGCGACAACCTGATGATCGAGTCGCCGGTCGATATGACGATGCAGTTGCTCAGCCTGCAGGGCTACACCGCACAGGATCCTTACTGGCTGCGGCCTGGTGAGTTTGTGCTGGCCGAAACCCGCGAGACGTTTGACATTCCCGAACACATCAGCGGACAGTTTGCGCTGAAGAGCAGCAGGGCAAGGGAAGGTTATTCCCACATGCTGGCCGGCTGGATCGATCCGGGTTGGCACGGTTCAAAGCTGACACTGGAGCTGCAAAATGCACGCAAAATGCATTCACTACCGTTGTATCCGGGACTCAAAATTGGACAGATAATTTTCTTTGAAATGAGTGAAAAACCACTCAAAAGCTATGCCGAAGTTGGGCATTACAACAACGACACTAAAGTGTCAGCTTCTAAGGTAAATCCCTGAACTGGTACATCCAATACCAGATTGCAATTTCATTATCTTGTGTATAAAAATCTTGCTCTCTATACCAAAGTGTCCATTCTGTTGATCCTTTGGATCCATTGCAGCGCAGGCATGCTGGCACTAGGTTCTCTATCACAGTTTGCCCGCCGCGATGACGTGGGATGATGTGATCTAGCGATTGCGCTGGCTCATCGCAATAGGCACATTTACCGCAAAAAGCATCAAAGATTTTTAATCTGAATCGCGCCCTTGTTTCTCTCTTTGGAATCAGACTGGTCTCGTCGATCCAAGAGTGCATGACGCGGCTCCGTTTGCACAAATCGTAGGGACGATTGCAGTCGAAAGGAAGAAGAAAACAGGTGACTCCTCCAGCTTTTTCGCGTGATGGCCATGGTGCCGTCTGGGTACGCTTTGGCGTCAGTGGATATTGGCGTGCGTGGTTTCTAAAGCAAAGTACGGT